GGACACGTCGATGCCCTTGACGGTCGTGCCGGATGCGGGCGGCGTTTCGGTGCCGGACTCGTACTTGATGTACGGCAGTTTGCCGTGCTTCGTCCAGTTGCGGCGGTTGTAGCCGGAGACATCGCGGTTGCAGGCCGTGATCTGCACCTTGTTGTTCCAGCGGGGAGTGCATTCCACGGCGAGACCGTCGCCAACATACACGCCGATATGGCCTTCAAGCCAGACCGCCTCGCCGATCTCGATCTTGGAGAAGTCGGTGGACACGTTCTTGCAGACGGTGATCATGGTGTCCGCACCGTAGTCCGGGACGCCGTTGGAAGCGTAGGTCGCGCCGCCGTAGATCGCGTTCTTGTCGCCGCTCCAGCCCCACAGAACGCCTTTGATGAGGCAGACGCAATCGAAGCCGAAGGTGTCGGCGGAAGCCGCGTTGATCATGGCCGTCCTTTCCGGGCGGCGGTTGTACTCGTTGTTCTGCGTGTAGCGCTTCTTGTTGGAAGCGGTCATGGGCGCACCGAAGCAGCCCATAACGTAGAGGGTCTTGTAGTTTCTGGCGGTGTCTTTGAGCCTGTTCGCCAGTTCAATGTTCGTCATCATTGTGATCGTCCTCCTTTTCAGCACGGTCGTGAAGCTGTTCCAGTACGGCTTTCAGCTTCCTGGGGATGGGCAGACCGAGATGGCCCGCGTTTTCGATAAGGGACACACCCTCGTTAGACAGGTAGAAGAAAATGACCGCCGTGCGAAGCACGGAGCCGGCGCCGATGACCTGCGTGTCGAGGATGTGGCCGATGCCCACCAGGGCGAAGATCAGCACCTTTTTGAAGATGCCCTTGAAGCCGATCTCCGAGGAGAGCTTTTTGTCCACCACCGCGCACATGACGCCCGTGATATAGTCCAGAACCACGAATGCCAGAAGCGCGTACAGCAGGCCGTCGCAGCCGCCGAGAAACCAGCCGAGCCAGCCGCCGACAGCCGCAAAAATGACCTGAATGGTCGTCCAGAATTCCTTCATTGCTGTTGTCCTCCTTTGAGTTTCTTAATATAACCAGGACGGCCTTTCGGGGACCGTCAGGGTTTCCGTGACTTCAAGCCAGCCGTCGTACCATGCTTGCAGTTCCGATTTCTGTGTGTCGGAAAGCCTGTCGTACCAGGGCTGACCCCTGTTGACATAGGAAAAGCACTCCGTGTCCCGCCGCTTCCGCAGCTCGTCACAAAGCGCTTTCCGTTCGTTTGCCGTATTCTGTTCCTCGCTGTATTCGAGAGTTCCGTCCCGGAGCCTGTAGGCTGTGAAATGGGCCTGGAAGTGGCCGATATCGGGTGGCTCCCGCACTTCGATCCCGCCGACCAGCGTCCCGATCAGTGCGTAGGAAGAAACGTATCCGTTTTCAAGCTGTATCTGCATATCGCGCCTCCTCAGTTCACACCGTAAACAGCAATTATAGAGC